CTCACAGGGCTTGAAAGGTATACTTAAACGTGCTATGAAGATAAAGGAGTAATAAATGGCAGAAATAGACAAAGGACTCCCGAACACTCGTACTAAACTTGAAATTCCTTCAGAGGAGGAATTACAAGAAGTTACTGTTCAGGAAGAAGAACAAGATCCAAAAGGACCCGTAGAAGTCGTACCAGAAGAGGATGGTGGTGCAACAATCGACTTTGAACCGGGTGCAATTAACATACCTGGAACAGAAGCACATTTTGATAACTTAGCAGATATTTTACCTGACGATGTTTTAGAACCAATTGGAAATGAAATGGTTCAAAACTATATGGACTACAAAGCTTCAAGAAAAGAATGGGAACAGTCTTATACAACAGGTTTAGATCTTTTAGGATTTAAATACGAAAACAGAACCGAGCCCTTTCAAGGTGCATCAGGTGCAACTCACCCAGTTTTAGCAGAAGCAGTCACACAGTTCCAAGCACAAGCTTACAAAGAATTATTACCAAGTGATGGCCCTGTAAGAACACAAGTCATTGGTATAAAAAATCCACAGACTGAACAACAATCACAACGTGTCAAAGATTTCATGAATTATTTAATCATGGATCAAATGAAAGAATATGAAGCAGAGTTTGATTCCATGTTATTTCATTTACCACTTGCAGGTTCTACATTTAAAAAAGTTTACTACGATACAGCTCTTGGAAGAGCAGTGTCAAAGTTTGTACCGGCAGATGAATTAATTGTTCCGTACACAGCTACCTCATTAGATGATGCGGAAGCTTTAATTCACACTGTTAAAATTTCGGAAAACGAACTAAGAAAACAGCAGGTCAATGGTTTCTACAGAGATGTAGAGCTAGGACCTCCTGGTACAGATTCAAACAACGAATTAGAAAAAAAAGAAAGAGAATTAGATGGCACTAAAAAAACAGGTAAACAAGAACCAGTTTATACTTTGTTAGAGTGTCATGTAAATTTAGACCTAGAAGGTTTTGAAGATGTTGGTTCTGATGGTGAACCAACAGGAATAAAATTGCCCTACATAGTAACTGTAGAAGAAGGCAACCGATCAGTTCTTTCTATTAGAAGGAACTATGCGCCCGATGATCTAAAGAAAAGTAAGATCCAATATTTTGTCCATTTCAAATTTCTGCCGGGACTTGGATTTTATGGCTTTGGACTCATTCACATGATTGGCGGATTGAGCCGTACGGCAACGGCGGCTCTCCGTCAATTGCTAGACGCAGGAACGTTAGCAAACCTACCTGCAGGGTTTAAGCAAAGAGGTGTTAGAGTTAGAGATGAAGCAGCTCCAATACAACCGGGTGAATTTAAAGATGTAGATGCACCGGGTGGTAGTTTAAGAGATGCATTCTTTCCGTTACCATACAAAGAACCATCACCAACATTATTACAATTACTTGGTGTTGTTGTACAAGCTGGTCAAAGATTCGCTGCTATTGCTGATATGCAAGTGGGCGATGGTAATCAAGCAGCAGCTGTAGGTACAACTGTTGCATTACTAGAACGTGGTTCAAGGGTCATGTCTGCAATACACAAAAGATGTTATGCAGCTATGAAAGAAGAATTTAAATTACTTTCAAAAATAGTTTCACAATATTTACCACCAGAATATCCTTACGATGTTATAGGTGGTGCAAGAAATATTAAACAGTCTGACTTTGATGATAGAGTAGATGTTGTGCCGGTTGCAGATCCAAATATATTCTCAATGAGTCAGAGAATTACACTTGCACAAACACAATTACAAATAGCATCATCAAATCCACAAATGCACAACATGTATCAAATCTACAGAAACATGTATAATGCAATTGGTGTAAAAGATATTGATGCAGTGTTACCACCACCAGCGCCAAATGCTCCAATGGACCCAAGTATGGAACACATTAATGCTTTAGCTGGTAAACCTTTTCAAGCTTTTCCCGGTCAAGACCATAGAGCACACATCACAGCTCATTTAAATTTCATGTCAACAAACATTGCAAGAAATAATCCTATGGTTATGGCTGCAATACAAAAAAATATACTTGAACACATATCAATTATGGCTCAAGAACAAATTCAATTAGAATTTAGAGAGCAATTAATGCAAATGCAACAGATGCAACAGATGGCTGCTATGGATCCACAGGTTCAACAACAGTTACAAATGCTTACAAACCAAGTTGAAGCAAGAAAAGCAGTGTTAATTGCAGAAATGACAGAGGAATTTATGAAAGAAGAGAACAAAATTACTTCTCAATTTGATTCTGACCCGTTATTGAAGCTAAAATCACGTGAAGTTGACCTTAGAGCGATGGAAAATGAACGAAAAGCAAAACAAGATGAAGCTCAAAACGATTTAAACAGAGCAAAATTGATGCAAGCACAAGAAATAGCTGAAGATAAGATGGATCAGAACGAAGAATTAGCTAAATTACGTGCTGGAGTAAGTCTTGCAAAGACTGGTGTACAAAAAGCACAAGTTATGATAGATGACAATTAACAAAAAAGGTAAAAAACTATGATCAACTACAAAAAAGAAAAGCAAATAGCAGTTCCAGAGCAAAAATTAGAGGTAGATGTAAGATCTAAGACTACTGCCGATGGTGCTTTTAACTATATCCCGACTGGTGATAAAGAAAAAGTTAGAGGGACTAAAAGAATGCTTTCTGAAAAGAAAAAAGAAGCTACTTGGTACTAAATTATGTGGTTTAGCGCACTAAAGCTGGGTTTAAACGCAGCAACGCACATCTATAAGAAGAAACAAGAAACAAAGATGGCGATGGCTGATGCACAGCACATGCACGCTTCTAAGATGGCCCGTGGAGAGAGCGAATACCAGGGAAAATTGTTAGAAGCCCGTCAATCGGACTGGAAGGACGAGGCGGTTTTAATAATTTTAAGCACGCCCGTGGTTGTGCTTGCATATGCGGTCGTATCAGATGATCCAACTGCTATGGACAAGGTAAAATTATTCTTCGAGATGTTCTCGCAGCTCCCGTCATGGTTCACTAATTTATGGATCCTTGTCGTGGCGAGTATTTATGGTATAAAGGGAACACAAATTTTTAGAAACGGAGGAAAAAAATAATGTCAAAATTTCACGGTGCAAAATCGGGTTACGAAGCAGGTAAACAATTTTTAAAAAATTTATTAAAAGGTGGAAAAAGTTCTGATTCTGGTAAAGCAATTAAAAATATTGGTACAAATGTTCCTGTAACTGAATTAGATAAACTTAGTAGAGATGTAAAAATTTTAGATCAAAAAGCTAAAGCCACTAAAGCGCTGGTGGATCAAACTAATTTTGAAATTAAATACCCTACGTTTAGTAAAGGAAGATTTACTTTTGATCCAAATAGAAAAAACGTAACAAAAAAAAGCGTAAAAAAAAGAAATGAAGAATCTAAAAAAATATTTAAAAAATCTGAAGGAAAAGCTAAAGGTGGCAGAGTTGGTTTAAAACGTGGAACGTTTCCTGATTACTCTGGTGATGGCGAAATTACAAAAAAAGATATCTTAATAGCTAAAGGTGTAATACCAAAACCAAAAGGTAAAAAGAAAAAAATTGAGTCACCTATGGCAAAAGCAGTTAAGAAAAAAAATAAAAAAAGGTTTGTATAATGGCAAAACTTTGTCCTAGAGGTAAAGCAGCAGCAAAGCGAAAGTTCAAGGTCTACCCAAGCGCATATGCAAACATGTACGCATCAGCTGTTTGCAGTGGTAAAGTTACACCAGGTGGTAAAAAGAAAAATAGAAAAAAAGCTATGGGTGGCGGAATGATGATGGACAGAGCTATGTATAGTAAAGGTGGTGCTGTAGCAAAAGGTTGTGGCGCTATCATGAAAGATCGTAAAAAGAAAACGAGGATGGTATGACAATAAATTTTAAAAAAGAACAAGAAAAGAAAAAATTAAAAACTAGAACAAATCCTTTTAAAAAACTTACAGAGAATGAAAAAGAAATGGCGTTTTCACAATTAGATGCAGCCTCTGAAGCTACTAGTGGTAAAACAATATCTTCAAAAGGTATACAGAAAATAATCGATTCCGCAACAGACAAACAACAATTACAAAGTACTTTAAGAAAAATAATGAAAAATAGTCCTATTACAGCTTCAAAATTTTCTAAAAAATCTGGAGCAGGGACTAAAACACAAAAGCCGAATATGGCTAAAGGTGGAAGAGCAATGTTACGAGGCGGTGGGATCTGTAAAAAAGGAATGAACAGAAAGGCCGTTGGAAAGAACTCGTAATGAGAACTTACTACTCCA